CGATCCTCTCATTTAGAGGTATTACCAATCAAACAGGATGCATACTGCACCACCATATGATGGGTAAGGGCCAAAGAAGCCCAACTAGACAACGCCCCCATAGGTTGTCCTACAGCATATCTCACAGCCCCCGGAGCTATATCATACCGGTTTTCCAGTATGACGTAGTCACGAGCAACCAATATATCCCGCCAGCATTCAGCCAAAGTTTGACTGCCTGTTAGCGAAGATAGGAGAGATACCTGTAGATCCATCGGTAGTCTGTCTGTAGCCGAGGATAAATCATATCCAAAAGCTACCCCAAACTGGGCTGCCTTGTCTTGACAGCGTCGGAAGGACGCGTCTTGATCAAAGGTTCCATCGTTTGGGAGACCCTTAAGTATTTGGAACATTGCCAGATGCAGAGGGCTCAGAATCGTCTGAGTCCAGCTGTCCACCAATGCAAATACTCTAAGTTTACCGGCAGCTTCCTCCTTAAAGGCAAGCTGACCAATGGGAACTTTATCATCCCCAGCATTACGCTGAGCTGCTTTCGCTCCGTCCTTCATGGGGAGTGCAGATCTCAGATCTCTTGACTTCAAAAGATCAGAAACTGCATGCCGTATGAACAAAGCAATAGCCGCACTGTCCGTTAGCTTTAGATAAAGCAACACTGCTCGCCTTACCGACACATTTTGGTAAATACCATAAGCATCAGTAAGCATTCCAGTTCAACTTGTAGAGTTGGACGGAGAGGCGGTGGAGCGAAATCCAAATTTCTTAACCTTAAGAGCGTCAATCTTGATACTACCAAAGCGTGCCTTTCCCTCACGGGAAAACCATGCCGAAGCCACATCAAGGAAGACGGGATCTCCAGAATAAGGAGCCGTTATGGTCACTAACTTTTGAGAGACCGGGGCCGATATTACTCGGTACAGTCCCAAAAGAGTCAGATACATCCTAATCACGGTTTTTGAACCAGAAAGGATTGCTCTCCGGTCCAAAGGACCAATGAAAGCAGGAAGACCACAACGGGCTAATCGGGGCAGAGGGTATCTAGGCTCGATCTCTCTCAACGACGAGAAAGGCTGCCCAGCAATTACCTTCTGCAGCGCTAGCTGTGAAGCTTTAAGATACTTAACTACATACAATGATCCATGTCTACGGTGTAACACCAGTAGATATGTTCCAAAGTTATAGAATAATCTGGTCCGGTTTAGAGTCTTACTTTTAGAGTGCATACACAAGGAAATCAATTTCCATGAGTACGTTCTAAGAGCATTGAGGAGTTCTTTCGAATTCCCCAGTGATATCACTATACCTTTCTCCTTGCTGTCATCTATTACCTTAAAATCACGATAGACTTTTATAAGTTTTTTCATAGTTTTAATAATAGTACGCACCCCTCAAAGGGCACCCGTATTTCGAATGTAATCAGCATCAAAGCTAGGAGCAATCCCTTTAATAAGCTGGAACCACCTTCGGTTCCGCCGCATATTAAGACTGCTCCTTACAAGCAAATATTCAACAAGGATAATGGTCAGTCTCGCTGTTCCCGTGAGGGGACGACAGACATAAGACACCAGCCGTTAAGATTAACAAGTAATTGTTAAGCTTCTTAACTATATTTTACACGCCTCACCCTGCGATTTCAGCATCTCAAAAGAGTAACTGTCACCAGACGAGGTTCGCTGCCCGCTCACGCGGCCAGTGATCCAATCTTCAGCCATTAGAAGATTGAAAAGGTTTGTTGGTATTTTTACCAAGTTTTCCTCGAGGAGCCGCAAG